ACATCGATTCTACCGACATTTCCGACTCCGTGCTGAATACGTTCATCAGGGAGGGCTACAACCTCGTTGTGTATTCGGAAAAACGGTGGCCGTTCTACGAAGTGTCCGTCACCTTCGACACCGTCGCTTCCACGAAGGACTATTCGCTGGCCGACGTAGGGTCGAATGCGTCCACGGGCGTTCAACTCACCCACGACGGAGTGACATTCTCCGGGGCTTCCACCCCGAAAACGCCGGGGATACGGGAAATAGCGGCCCTACGAACCGATAGCCATGTGCTTGAGTTCATTGGCCGTGACGCTGGCGATGTGGTCTACCCGCTCAACACCAACACGACGGGGGCGCCGTGGTATTGGTCCATGTGGGGGAATCAGGGCGGGGCGTTACAGGTCAGACTGTACCCCACCCCCTCAGAGGTAACCACCATTTATGCCCGCGGGTACCGCAACGCCATCGATTTTGGTGGCGGCTCTGCCATTTACCGTGCGGGTATAGCAGACGCCGACACCCCTGATTGGCCCGACCCTTTCGACAACGTGCTTACGTTGTACGTCACCTATCGGGCATACCAGCAGCAGGAAGACTCCGGAATGGGCAACCAGTATTTTGCCCTGTTCCAAGGAGAACTGGAAAACTTGCGGGCACGGTTTGAGGACTCGCCTGCCCCGCAACCTTTGCTGCTCAACTCCCGCAACGCTTCGCGTTGGCGGTCGCAGGTGTACTTGCCTGACCGTCTACGCTATTCGTGGGAGTAACGGTGGCTTTCACCCTTCCCGCCGCTGGTTTCAGAGACACTGGGTACGCTGAACCGTACCGTTATGACGAGCGTGCCGATTTTACGGGCGGTTTGAACCTCAGGGCAGACCAGTTCAATCTGGCACCGAACGAGTCCCCGGCGTTGCTGAATGTGGACGTTGATCCGCGTGGTGGTGTGTCGCGCCGCAAGGCTGTCGACGCTTTGAATGGAACTGCTTTAGCGGATCAGATTTACGCCATTTACCAGCATTCTGACGCTTCCGTCAATCAGGTTTTGGCTTCCGTCAAAGACAGCGGCAACTCCAAGTTGTACTGGAACAACGGGGCAGCGGGGAACTTTGGGGGCACGGCGGTCGCCTCGGCGGCTGGAACGGTCGTATTCGCTGGAGCGCAGCCCCCTAGCAGCGTCACGTTTAATGAATACACTTACCTTTCCAATGGCAGTCTGCTGAACAGTGAGGGTACCAAGTCGGCGGTCAAGTGGGCGGGGGCTAACGACGCCACTACGTTGACGCCGGACATTGACGCTTCGGACGGTCACTTTCCGGCGGCACGCTATCTCGCCACATGGGGACAGTTCGTGTGGGTTGCCTACACGACGGAGTCGGGGACCGCATACAAGAACCGTGTCAGGTTTTCTGAGGTAAACGATGCTGAGAATTGGACAGCCACCGACTTTATCGATATCGATATTGGTGAAGACGGCGACTACATAACGGCTATTCTGCCTGATGCTGACAGGTTGCTGGTGTTCAAGCAGAACAGCGTGTACGCCATCTATGGTTTCAGCAGGGATTCGTTTGAAGTTCGGAACATTACCCGTGCGGCAGGATGCCGCAACGGAACCAGCCCTGTTGCTTCAACGGTGGGAATCTTTTTCTGGTATGCCGAAGACGGCGTCTATCTGTTGGCTTACGACAACTTGGCGTGGGCGTTTGAGCGAATCAAGCCTGCGTTGGATGACGGGTCGACGCTGACGTTGGGTACAGCCCCGTCTCTGATGTGGTTCGATGAGAAACTGTGGCTGTCTGTGGACTATCAGTCGGGTGACAATCTGGCCGGGTCGGATCAGACGAACAGGCGCAATACGTTCATGTGGGATCCGTCGTTGGGGGAGTCGGGCGCTTGGGCACGGTATGACATTAATGCCCGTTCTCTGTTGGCGTACCGTCCGACGGGTGACACGCATTTGGGGTTGGCTGTGACTTCCGTGGTGGATGCTACGGCGGCTTTTACCCGTGTTTCCAAGGTAAACGTTGACGAGGACGTTGACGATTATGACGGGTCGACGGGTACGGAGATCCAGTCGTTTTATCAGACGGGCTGGTTTATTGGTAATCGACCCACGTTTACTAAGCGTTGGGGCAAGACGCGCACGGTCATGTTGGCGGATAACACGTTGACTGTCCGTATGGGCATCTACAAGGATTACGATTTGAGTACGGAGGCGGTGACGCAGACCCAGTCTATTGCTGGGGTGACGACTACGGCCCTGTGGGGTACAGCCAAGTGGGATGTGGACGAGTGGGCTGCGGGGGGGACATCGAACATTTACAAGTTCTTCCGTTGGCCGACGGCTGGGACAGCCAAGGCTATTAGTTTAAGGTTCAGTGTTTCTCCTGCCGATGGCAACAGAGGGACGTGGGGCCTAACTTCTGCTGTGGCTATGTATAGGACAAGGAGAATCCGTTAATGGCCGCTTTGAGTGTTTCAAATTCGTTTAGTGCTGGTACGTCGATTGTGGCGTCTCAGATGAACACCAACTTTACGGATGTCGTGTCGTGGGCTACTGGGACGCCGTTCATTTCTGCGTCGGGTTCGTTGACGACGGTTCAGGGCACGTTGTCTGTTTCGGAGTTGGCGACGTTTGCTGCTGGCATCAAGATCGACGGGTCTAACCCTGTTATTACCTTTGAGGGGTCTAGTGCGGACGCGTACGAAACGTTGTTGCATGTCACCAACCCTACGGGTTCCGATAAGACGATTACGTTGCCTAATGCTACGGGGACTGTCTCCTTGCAGGGTGACGGCAACGCTAACGATATTCTATCCAACACTGTCTTCAATTAAGGAAAGATAATGGCAACTTATTCCAAAGTTCTGCTGTCTGATAGCACAAACGGCAAGAACATCTCTGTAACTGGCGCTAATACAGGCGCAGCGGTGGACATCCACGACGCTGTGGCGGGCACTTCGGACATAGACGAAGTATGGCTGTACGCTTGCAACACGTCTGCCGCTGACGTGGTTCTCACCGTAGAGTACGGTGGCACCACCGATCAGGACGACTACATTGAAACGACCTTGACTGCCGATGGTGGTATGACACTGGTGGTGCCGGGGTTGCCATTGCAGAACGGTTTGACCATCAAGGCGTGGGCTGGTAGTGCCAACGTCGTCAACATCAACGGTTACGTCAACCGTATCACCGCCTAACAGATGTTCCGTCAGGACCGCACCAACCCGGGTACACGGGTATCCCAGTGGAAGGGGCGCCATGATACGGCCAAGGGGTGGCCGGGTTCGCGCGTGTCTTCTTGGTTGAACGGCGGCCTGTTCGGTGGTGGGCCTTTGACGGCGTTTGGTGGGATCATCACGCAGTATGAGGATTCTGGTACGACGTATCGGGTTCATACGTTCCGTGGTTCAGGCAAGTTCTATGTTGCCAGCGGTGCGGCTGAGGTGGATTGGCTGGTAATCGCAGGCGGTGGCGCAGGCGGCGGCAACATCGCTGGTGGCGGTGGCGCTGGCGGTATGCAAACTGGCACGGGCTATGCCGTATCCGCAGGTACCTACACGGTTACCGTTGGGGTGGGTGGCGCTTCGATAAATAACACCCGTGGTCCGTCTGGTGGGAACTCCGTGGTCTTGGGGACGACTTCTCTTGGCGGTGCGGGTGGCGCTGGTAACGGCACGGGTGCTGTCACTGGCGGATCGGGCGGTGGCGCGTGGGGTAATGCTTCTGGCGGTGAGAGCGCGGGAACCGCAGGCCAAGGAAACGCTGGCGGTGCTGGCGCAAACCCCACCTCCGTTTATTCAGGCGGTGGCGGCGGAGGCAAGGGCAGCGTCGGCAGCGCGGGAACTGGCAGCACGGGACCGCAAGTTTCAGCGGGCGGTGCTGGTGGTACGGGGGCCACGGGATACGGGATTACAGCCACGACCCCGACCTATGCGGGCGGTGGCGGTGGTTGCGCGACAGCGATCAGCGGGACTGCCACGAAAGGCAGCGGGAACGCTGCTGCGGGCGGTGGCAATGGTGGTGCAGACCCGAACGGCTACAGCGGAACGCCTCAGGACATCCCCACGGGGGCTGTTCCCAACACTGGCAGCGGTGGTGGTGCGGGTGGTTGGAACCAGTCCAGCCCTGACAACTCTGATTCTGGTGCG